CATTATTGAAATCGTCATTAAAATCGCAGGGCTGCGCCTTTATATAGCCCTTCCCGATTTTCTTTGCCACGGTTGCCGTGGTGAACTCGGCATCAACGCCCGCAACATCCCCGTTGTCCTCCCATTCGGGGGTAATTAGGAACGTGTCGAGGCTGTATATTTGCCCGTTGGCGGTTATTCTTGCATAGTCTGCCATTCTGACAAAGCGCAACACGTCAAGCAAGTACTCGGACGCGAAAAACGAGAAACGATAACGCTTCTTGCTCACCTGTTGCACCGGGAAAGTATAGCCGCCGCGTTCGATTACCTCGTCATCAAAGTCGTACTCCGGCTTTGCGATGTCAGAATCAAGATAGAGCACATTCCGGAACGTCGGCTTTGTATAGACAATCGTCCCCGCGTCCATTACGAAATCCTCGACATCCCACCACTCAAGCCGCAAATATCCGGATATGTCATTCACAACCGTGAACACCTCCGAAAACCAAGTCTCGACCCCATCACTCATCTCGGCGTAATACTGCCCGTTCTCCATTGATTCGAGGGCTTTTGTTTTCCCGGTATAGACTATCACGTCATAATCACTCAAAGCCTTTACAACAAGCCCTGACGACTGCATCTGCTGCAAGAAATCCCCAACGAGCGTGCCGTCCTTTCGGTATATCTTGAAAGACGAAACAGGATGCGCCCCCCTGTTCTCCATGTAATCTGCCGTCCCATTGTCCTCCGACACGCTCGCATTGTATATCAGCACTCTAATCTCGTCCGCACCCTCCGGAACTTGCCACACACCCGAATAACGCCCCGATGTTATGGGGTTGAACGACCCCAACACCACATCAGTTCCGCTGTTTCTCGCCACAACCATAACAGCCCCCGTTGCGCTCGGTGGGGCGGGGCAATCCTTGATATACACGAACTGCCCGCCCGTCACCTCATACGAGTTCCAATAATAGCCGTGCACATCCTCAATGCTTCCGGTATCGAGAATATAGCCCGTGTCTCCGTCATTCATCACGAGTTCATTTCCGCTGTCCTCCCATACCGCGCGGGATTCCCTCATAAGCTGAAACGGCAAGACGAATCCAGCGGGCGTGAACAACGGATAAACCCTGCCGTATATCCACCATTTCCGTGCATTCTGCTGCTCTAACGATTCGTACCAAGGCAGCACGCTCATATTGTTGTTCGGTGTCATTGCTCCTCCTGTGTATAAGTGTCGTAAACCAATGTCGCCTGCGCGTTGCGGCTTGACAAAGGTATTGATATTTTCTCGATTTGCCCATTACCTATGTTCGTTTTTATCAACCGCATCGGGTTCGGGTCTTCCCTTACAGGGAAACGGATGTCCTGCCGCTTGTTGCGCTGAATCCCCTGCACCATTGCAGCCTGCCCGTTTATCTCCACGTCATAGGTCGGCAAGTCATAGACATAGTATGTCGGTTGCAGCACCACGAAAGCGAGAAAGCCGTTCTGCAAATATTTGTCTAAATCTGTCCGGACTATCGGAACGTGCCGCGTCACTCCGCTCAATCCTCCAACCCACAACAGATATGCGCTCTCGTCAATGTTGCCCATGTCAGTTCTTCTGAACTGCATAACAACGCGGTCTGCCACATCCTTGTTGCTTACGCGTTCCTCGCTTATATCAGTCCAAATCGTTTGAATTATCGCATGATCGCCCTTGTAAAACAACAGGCGGTACTCATACGCAATCGTGCTCGTGTTCCGGAACGCAATCCTCAACTTGTCATCAAGGATAAAGAAAGCATCGGTCTGCAACATTATCCCTTTTTTCGTGAAGTTCATCTGCGCATATTGCGTCTGCGCTATCGCCCCCAACAGGGCAAACCCGTCCTTTGAACAATCCTCCGGATTCAACAACATATAATCCACATCCGAGGTGAAATTATTGACGGATATTTCCTCGATGTTGCCGCCATGCACAAACTTGCTGTTCACCTCGATTGCGTTGCCCTCAAAAGGCGCGGTCACATCATCCATCCACCCGAATTGATAACGCTCCGGCAAGGTCGGCTTCTCATACTCATACTGCGATGTCTCGAATGCCCACGCCTTGCCGTTCCGTGTCACCGTTTCCTTTGTGAGGTCGTGCGATATTATCTGCGTCCCATTATACGAGCCGCCGTTCTTGAACCAACTGACGTGCTCAATCTTGAACTTCTTATCCTCGATATACCAGTACGCGCAAAAGCAATCGCGCAACATATCCGTGATTATCTGCAACGTTATCGGGGCTTTCTGCGCGGGCTGTTGGTAATTCCCCGCCAAAAGGTTTGACTTCTGCGTCAGATATAGATATACCCTCCTGCCCGAAATCGGGTCTGTGTTTCCATAGAGCAACTGCGAATATTCAGCCGTCCCATAGTGGGTTATATTAGGCGCAATCTGCTTCAAAAGCACGGAAATAACCGAGGCAATCGGGTTCGCGTCCCTCAATATATACGACTTCTGCGCCAAGGGTTCAAAGGTTGTGTCGAATATCGGGGCGTGAAACCACACGGACAACTCACCCCAATGGGAACGCCCTATCGGGTAAAAGTCAGAATCCCACACAGCATACGGACGGACATAATATATTCCCGGCTGCTTTATCCCCCATTCGGTCGGGGCTTGCGTTGTCACCTCGCTGAACGTAACGGAATTCGGAAAACTCCACCCGATTACACGCCTGTAATTTCGGTTGTAAGCCACGATATCGTTTGACGGAATGGGATATGTATCCAAGCCGTTAAAGCGCACCACATCACAAATATACCGCCCATAAACGGGGATGTCGGATATTTCCGCCGTAACCGTCCCATCTGCCCCCGTCCCCGAAACAGGCGAAAGCGTGAACGTGCCCAAGCCGCCGCCCGGAATACTACTGCCCGTGTATTGATACCGCCACATTGTCAGATTATCCGAAACTCGCTTGATTGCCCACGTCATTTGCGCCGCCGCCCCTACACCTATGAACGAGAAATCGAACTTATACGCCCCTTTCGTATAGTTATATGCCACGAATCCGCTGCTGCCCGGAGCCGTTCCGTAATAGTTCCCGTTTACAACCGTGGGCGATATATCCCCCGTTATGTTCACGTTACGCACCTTTCGTATGAGCGCGAAATGGTAGGTATTCACAAGCGCGGTCGTGTCGTCCACCGCCTCGCAATCCTGCTCCCAGTACATACCGGAAAGGAAGCACGACACCACGGATTCGCCCGGAATGTATATCTGAACCATCGGACGCTTTGTGATACTCAGCATCTCGATTTGCGGTCTCAACTTGATTAGGTCATATTCTTTCTCCATTCCGTCAAGTACGGCGGTGTAATCGTCCACCACATCCGGCGAAACCTCGATTACCCGGTTGTCCTCGTCAATCTTGCAGTCCGTCTTCCAAAACTCGCCGCGCCAATACTCGCTCCAAGCCTTGCCGCCGTTCCAACTTATGAACACAACAAGCACGAACCGCGCCTCAAAGGCGGCATTCCTTATCGCCGTGTAGTCATCCCCCACAAACTGAATCCTCCCGTCCAACTTCGCGCGGTAAAACCTTTCGTTCTTCTCAATCTCGTACACCTTTGCGAGGTCGTCCTTATAGAGCGGAAACACATAACGGGCGGCGGTCCGCCGTCCCGTGGTTATCTCTAATTTGAATTTGTAAATCGGATTCATACCCTATGACTTCAAGATTGTCTGTTTCAAGTTCTTGTAAACGATTACCGTGTTCCCGTCCCCGTCCACGAATCGGGCGCGTGCGCCCTGCTCCCGAATCTGCCTGACATCCCTCTCGATTGCGCTCACGTCCGTTCCTCCGTCCCCAACCATTGCGAGGGCGATTCCGGAAAGGCTCGCGTTCGCCCGTTGGTATTTGTCCGTGAAAGTTCCGTCATTGAGGGCGTTTATTACATCCGGAATCAAGCCGCCGTACCTGCGCGAATTGCGCTTGTTTATCACCGCGAAATACTCGCCGCCCTCCGCTCTCCTGCGCGTCCCGTCCGGCTTTCTCCCGAGGTCTATGTCATTGCCGCTCGCGTGGCTTCCTCCCTGCAACAACTCAACCGTACCGTCCCCGTACTGCTCCGTATTTCCCGCCACCTGAAAGGCTTTCACTTTCGAGTACGCGAACGATGCCCACAATGTAGCGAGCGCGGCAATCGCAAGCCCGGGTCCAACAACCGGAATCGGCGAAAGCGATGCCCATATATTCGCCGATGCGGTGATAAGGGACGACGCCTGCGTCACGGAATCAATCGCCGCCTGCGCCTTTTGCGCCGCTATCTTCTGCTCCAACGCCTTCTGCTGCTGCTGCTTCTCCAACTCCAACTCCTTCTGAGCCTGTATCACGTTGTTCGCATAGCCGTTGTTGCGTGCCTCAATCTCCGCATCCAACGCGCTCTGCGCCGCCTCAACCCTCGCGTTTGCAGCCGTTACCGCCGCATCCGCCATTTGGTTAAAGGCATCTATAATCTCATTTATGCCGTCAAGCGCGGAATCTTTCCAAGTGTCGAGCGCATCCTGCTGCTGCTTCGTAACCGACAGCCCCAGCACCTCGTAAATATTGTTATACCCGAGGCTCTTGAGTTCCTTGTTGATTGCCTTGATTTGGTTCTCAATAGTCGTCCTCTGCTCCTCCGTCAGTTCCTTGCCGTTCTGCCTGTTCAGTTCAAGTTCCTTACGCAAACTCTCGCGCTCCTGCTGTAACCGGAACTTCGATTTTTGCCGCTCATTCCGGTCGAGTAGATTGAATTCGGATTCCGCAAGTTCCTGCTGAATATCGAGCAATTCCATTGCAGTCTCCGTATGGAAATTGAGCGTCTCTTCCTGTATCAACTTGTCGAATTTAGCGTTGATTTTCTTCTCATCCTGCTTCATTTCCTTTGTAGCCTGCGAGTTCTTCTCCAACTCGATTGCCCTCCGCTTTTCGAGTGCCGCGATACGCAAGTTCAGCATTTCCTGCGTTCCCTCCCTCGTTACCGCCACTTGCAGATTTATCGTGTCGAGTTCCCCCTGCAACGACTGAACGCGCAAGTTTGAAACCTCCTTCGCATACGCTTTCTTTTCATCGAGTACCGCCTTATCATATTTCGCGTTGATTGCCTTTTCATCCTGCCTCTCCGTCTCGACTTTCTGCCTGTTCTGCTCCAACTCAACAGCCCTCTCCGCATTCACCTTGTCGATTCGGAGTTGCAGCATCTTGTCCGTGCCCTTTTCAGTCGTGCTTATCTCCAAGTTTATAGCCTCGACAACGGCTTTGAGGTCAGCGATGCGCTGCTTCTTTGCCTTTTCCTCAGCCTTTTTCCGCTCTTTCTCTGCCTTTTGAGCCGCTTTCTTCTCCTTTTCGGTCAGTTCTTTCTGCCTGTTCTCCGCATCCTGCGCCGCCTTTTCAGCCGCCAAGTCTGCCTGCTTCTGCGCCTCGACAACATCGTTATCAATCTGCGTAAGCACCACATCTGCCGCCTGACTGAACGCCGTCAGCGAACCCGTTGCCGCCTTTAATATATATTTCTTATCCCCGAACCACTTATTCAAAATCGGGGCGTTCCTGTATTCCCTTGCCGCGTCGTCGCTCAACTTCTCCAACGAGCCGCGATAACTTTCAATATATTGCTTTGCCGCTTCGGCTCCGTTCTTCGCATAGTAGTCTTGCAGTTTCCTTGTGTACTTGTCTGCCATATCGGAAACAAAGGTCTCAACAGGAAACAACGCCTGCTGCGTCTTTGTTATCAATCGCGTAAGCCAGTCAATCGTGGACTTCATAGCCCCGTTTGACTTGTTGAATGCCAATGTCAAGCCCTCCCAAGCTGATGCGAGCAACTTTGTCGAACCCTCAACCGTGTTCAGACGCTCGCTCTGTATTCTTTCAAGTTCTCCGGAAACATCCTCAAGACTTTCGCGCAATTCCCTCGCGGATTCAGCCCCCGAAAGGAACGCCGTAAACGCCGCAACGCTTCGTTTGTCCGTCAGTTCCAACGCCTCCGCAACGTCGATTCCGCGCTTCCTCAACTCTATCATTCCGGATATTATCTCGTCAAACGTTCCGACTGAACCTCCCAAGGACTTTGCGAGTTTGCCGTTCGCATCTGCCATATTGAGCAAGATGTTTCGCAACGCGGTCGCCGCACTCGATGCATCGAATCCGGCATTTGCCAACGCTCCGAGCAATGCCGCCGTGTCCTTTACGGTCAATCCGTAAGCGTTTGCCACAGGAAAGACAGTGCCCACAGATTCGCGGATTCTTGCGAACGACAATGCCGACTTATTCGTTGCAACCGCCAAGGTCGCGAGCACATCGTCCGTATCCTTACTCGTAAGGTTGAACGCCCTCAACGCCGAACCAGCAACCTCCGCCGCCTCTCCGAGGTTTGCCCCCACGGCCGTTGCAAATTGCAGCACTGACTTCTGCATCGAGATTATCGAACCTTGCCCGAATCCGAGTTTTGCCAACTCCGTCTGCAACTGCGTAACCTGCGCGGCCGTGTACTCCGTTGTACGTCCAAGCGACAACGCCGAATCCGTCAATGCTTTCATATCCTTGACGTTCACGCCCAAGATTGTTGAAAGGTCGGCATTTGCCTGCTCGAACTCTCGCATCGTCCGCGCCGCGCTCGTCAGATAGTTCACGAATTGCAGGACTATTCCAACCGTCCCAAGCATAACCGTTGAAAAGCCCTTCAACGCCTTAGCCCCGAGCGGCAAGTCAGACGCGCCTATCGCCTGCAACGATGAACTCATACCCTTAAACCCGTCAGTCAGCGTCCTCAAAGGCGCGGGCAAGGCACGCATCGCGTTCTCATAGTGCCCCACTTCGAGAGTGTACTTTCCGGTCGCCTTTTGCAGTTCGCTCATCCGCTCATATATTCTCCGGCTCTCCGCTTCGAGTTGTCTTCCTGCCTCCGTTCCGTGCCTTTCGGCTTCACTCATCTCGTTCAGCCTTATCTTGTTGAGGCGATATTGAGCGGATAGGCGGTTATATGAACCCTCAGCCGAGTTGTTCAGCTGCACGATGAGTTTGTCAATCTGCTGCTGCTCCTTTTTCGCCCTCGTCGCCTCCTGCAAGGCGCGGTATGCCTCGCGCTCCGCGTTGGTCGTCCTCGCGTACTGCTGCGCCAGCCTGTCAGATTCCTTTGTGACGCGGTCAATTTCCGCCCGCTGCGCCTCCGTCGCGGATGTCACATTGTTGAGGCTCTGCGCCATTGCCGCCGCGTCACTCTGAATCTTCCCCTTTACCTCGTCATACTTCGTGATAAGGGTCTGCAACTGACTAATAAGTTCGGTAATCGCGTTGTCCGGCGTTATCAAGTCGCGGTAATAAATCGGGTTCGGATTGTCCATAATTGTTATTTTCGTTAAAAACGCCGTCTGACGGGCTTTCGTCTTTCGGGCGGTAAATTATATATCCCAAGCATTATCTCCTCGCACGCGCCGTTTTAGCCGCCTTTTCGTCACTTCTCGCCTTTTCTTTCAGATACTCGAACGCATTGTAAAACTCCAACACGGAAAATTCTTTCGGCTTCGTGTTCAGTTGGTGCGCCAATGTGAGACAAAGGTTCTCGAATTGGCGGTCAAATTGTATCTCCGCACTTTCGGAGCCGGAAAAACGCGCGGGCTTGCTGTATGTGATTAGCGCGGTCGTGGTCTTCTCCACCTCGTCCGTCTCATCCGGCCTTTCATTCCCCTCAACGATTCCGCGCAATATCAACAATGTCCGCTTCCGGATTATGTCGAAATACTCCTTTACGCTCGAATCCTCAAAGATGCCCGGAAAGTACAGGGTCAGTTCCGCGTCAATTTTTTTTTTGACCGAATGCAGAATCTCCGAAAGTTCCGCATCCGGCGCGTCTGAAAGCAACTCAATAACCTTACACAAGGCATCGTCCGAAATGTCGTCACAAGGCTTCCCGTCAATGGACGCAACAAGCACCGCAAAGGCAAGGTTCTTCGGCGACATCCCGTTCTGAATCATATAAACGCACTGCCTCAGGTTCTCCAACTCCTTGCGCGTATTCTCCGTGTCGCCAAGCATACAGAAACGCCGCGCCCTCTCTATCCTCCGGTCGAAATCCCCTATCGTGGAGCCGATTCCGGCATCAATCAAAAGGCATTTCTGATACTTGTGAAAACGCACCACGGGCAAGTCCTCGATGCGGTCGTACATCTCTATCGTGTGCGCCCCTATCTTCCGTGTCCTCATTTCCCAAAGTATTTTATCGCGCTGTAACGCTTCCGGTCATTCAGATACCGAAAATCGCGCTCGTTCACATACGCCTCCCTCTCGAACGAAATGCGCCTGTAGGCTCTCACTGAATCACGCTCCGCAACAAGCCACACGAGCCACTCCAAGAAATAGAGCACATAAAACAGGATATACCCAAGTTCACGCATCTGAGCCGTGTGTATCGCCTCGTGATTCATCGCAACCTCTTGATTGTAAGGGCTGCACCGCGTCCCCTTTCGGATGAACACAACCCCGAAAAGGTTGCACGCATAGAATCCCCTGAACGGGATAAAGTCATTGTAGATTATTTTAGCCATTTCGCCGCAATTAAGGTTGAACAAAACGGAACGGCAAGCATAAACCACCGCCCCACTACCACAAGCAAAGTTAGTGAAATTACTACGGACAACCACCACGAGCAACAGAAATCGCACATAAAAAGCCTATACAGGAAATCACACGGCGCGTGCACCTGCAACCACTCGCGCCACCCCCATTTGCCCGCAAGCGAAAGAATCCAAGCGGCAAGCAAGCCGACAACCACAACCCAACAGAGAAACTCAACTATCATCATAACCGACCTATTTTATGAAAATCCAACAAAAAACTCCCAAAACGCAATAAAGCAACCGAGCCGGAACACAAGGCAGATTCAAGTCCACGTCCTTTGTCCTGCTCCTCCACAATCCCAAGCGATAGAGCATATTGTGCACCGCCCATTCCATAGCAAGCGAGAATATGGAACACCCCTCGAATACCACACACTCGGGGTGCACTTCCTCAATCGTTTTTAATATCGTCACAAAACTCCTCTTCGATACGAACGCGCTATCCTCGATATGCACATTGTCAGTCGTTACCCTTACCCTTATCTCCATAATTTCCCGTTTATCCGTCATCTCGTCATTGTCCGGCATCTATTAATGTCCGGCAACTCGCAAGGCATATCAACCGAAATCTCACCCTCGAAACGGAATCCCGCATAAGGGTGCATCAAGAATTGATTGTCCACCTCATCGAGCGAAAAACCCCGATAGATGTTCTGCGCCTGCTCATAGCACCTGTTTATCCTTATCGAGCCGTTGCCGAGCGTCCACCCCGTCCGCCCGTTCAGCAATTCGAGCACCTGCGCTTTCAGATACTCCGTGTTCCTCGTCTGCGAATCTCCGAAAATCCGGCGGCAATCAAACCAGAATATAAGCGAAAACGGGGCTCTCTGCCTCATCTGAACAAACTGCATCCAGTCAAGTTGCTCGGGGTCTTCAACCACGAAAAACGAGAAATTCCCAATCTGCGAATCGGGCGAAACCTCAATGTAATCGTTGCTTCCCCGTCCGTCCCAGCCTCCGCAATAGACATTCGGGGTCGTCATCCTCTTCCCGTTCGGCATCATCTTCACGAGCCTCTGCGCCCGCCCGAACGCAACATCAAGCCAAGGCAGATTATTAACCAACGCCTCCTGTATCTCCCCCATCACCGCATCAAGCATAACGGCGTGCGGTATTGTCGGTGCTTTCGTGTAGTTCATATCATCAATGTTTTACGCGCAATTTCCATAATGTCCGGAAAGACGAACTGCCGCACAATCTTCCCGATGTTCTCATCCGTGAAACCGAGGATGTCGTCCCCGTACTTCGCCATAAGTTCCTCCGTCTTCGCGTCAAACGCCTCGACCCACACCTTTTCGTGGTCAAAGTCAAGCCAAAACGAACGCTCGAACGCTCCGGTATCACGCAAGGTCACGCGGTCATACGGCTGCCCGAGTCCTTTCTTTATCTCGATTGTCAAGGGCGAATAAGGGGCATAACTGTCAATGCGCACGCCCCTCGATGTGATACCCCGCTCATACAACTGCTCCTCGGTATTTAATGCGAGGATTTCGTCCTCGTTCCGCTCCATTATTCCGGAAAGGAACGAGCCGCCGTCAAGCCCCTCATTGAAGTACCGAACCCGTGCAAGCAAGTCATCCAAAATCCCCATTTTACCGATTTCGCATTTTTAGGGGCATTTCAGCCCCTGAAATTTCCAAGATATATAATTTATCATCCGAAACATTTGAACGCCCCACAACCGATTTTGGCGAGAATTAACGTCAGATTGTGCCGTACTTCACCCCGTGGTTGTTGCACGAAAGGCAAATCCGGTCAATTCCGCGGGTATCAAGCACCAACGCCTTGTATGCCTTTGACAGGTCATAACCCAAACCGCCGGGGCGCTGTCCCTCCGTGTTCCCGTCCAGCTCATACAGCAAGTCCATACGCGATGCGTTCGACTGGTTGCGGTTCACTCTCACGTCCGGATTCATCGCCATTGTCCGCAAGGCATCGCACGCCACCTGCTTCTGCAACACAGGCGCGAACATCTGACGCTGCGATATTATGAAGTCCGTAAGGTCGCACTCAACCGAAACCTCACAATTCAACCCATAGTTCAGCGTGTTCGTGTACGCTATCGCCTCGACATCGAACAACTCCGGATTCTCCTCGAAGTCCTCCGGTCTTGACACACGGAACGGGGAAACCTGCAAGTATTTCGTAATCTCGCGCCAAGTCGTAACCGAGCCGATGTTGCAAGTTCCGCACGGCTCCCTGCTCCAATCCTTTGAGACATTCAACGCCTGCATATTTATCGGCAAGTCGTTCTGCGCATAGCACAAGTACCACGCGCCCCCCGCGTCATTTCCGTTCCTCACTGACGCTCCCGGAATGTAAGGCAGATATATCGGGTTGTCGTTTCCGAACTCGAACCACTGAAAACCTCCGTTTGCGTTGGTGTAGTTCACGTCAATAACCCTCATCGGCCCAACCTGCGAGGAATGGAACAGATAGAGACGAACCTTTCCGATTCCTCCAACCATCTGCAACCCGATTCGGTTGATTCGCATCGTCACCCCCATCGAGCGAACCGGAACAATCTCGAAGCCGACAATCTTATCCGAGGGGTCGATTGTCGCCTTCAGACGAGCCGCCCCGTCAAAGAATGTCCTCCGCTCCAAAAGGCTGCGCGTCTCGCTCCTCAACTGCTTCTCCTGCACGAACCTCTGAACCGCCGTGTTTATCCCGTTCCGCGTCAGTTGTTCCACAAAGTCCGAAACTTGATTGTATATAACCCAATCGCCCGCGTTCTCTCCTCCGAAATCGTTGTTGAAGTCATCGTTAACAGGCTCAACCCCCACATTATCGCGGTTCGCAATCCACACAATGCCGTTATGCCTCACTTTCGTCCCCTGCCTGTACTCTTTGAGTATATTCCATTCCGGATAACGCAAAATGTAGTTTTCCGGCATTATCGAGCGAATATTGTTCATCGTGCAAAGCGGATGCGCCCCCTGAAAGGTCAGCCCGCTCTCCGATTCCGTCAGTCTCGCGTCTATCGCGTCCGTGGGGTCATAGGACTGCTGCCAACCCACAACGTGCAGCAACGCCTCCTGTATCTCTTTAAGTCTGTACATATAGCCTTGATTCTAACATAAAGGGGCGGGGCAAACGCCCAGCCCCAACGATTTCAACAACGACAATTCCTCCGTCAGACAGTGACTGCCTTTGTGTTCACCGGATTGTCCTCCCCGTTCACAACCTCAACAGGCGATGCGAACGGATTTGCAGTGCCCGGAGCAACAACCTCAACCTTTACAATCGGGTTGGCGACTGAATTCGGTGCGCTGTTGTATGCCACGATGAACGCAATATCCACGGAGAATCCGAAATATTCCTTAACGTCGCAAGTCATATCCGCGCTCGCGTCGCCTGCAATCTGCGACTGGTCGCCGACTGCGGTGTAATAGTGCGAACCGACAGGAAGCGCAATGTAAGGAAGTTCGACAACATCCCACTCGTGGAAATTAGCACGCGCCCTGCGGAGCGCCGCCCTGTCCACGCGGGTAAGCACGCCAACATTTCCGTCCTCAACAAAGTAGGCGGTCGCGAACTTGCCTGCCTCGTTCACAATGTTGTTCGTGTAGTGGAACACCTTGCCCGCATACTCGTTGCGCTTGTTCACCTCATTGTAGATGTCTTTCTGCGCAAGTTTGGAAACAATGGACTCGATGCCCGCACCTCCGATGACGTGGAGCATTCCCGGGTAGCAATTCGCACGCATAATCGCTCCGAGGTCGCCCATAAAGTTCTCGCGTGCAATCCACGGAACCTGCAGGCCATTCGCCGTCACGGTGTAATAGAGTTTGTCCTTGAATACCTGCGTCTTGTTGGTTTCGAGGGCTGCAATAGCCATCTCGTCCATCTTCGTTGCAAGTGCACGGCAAACCTTTTCCATCTTGCGGGCGAAATCGTGGTCATACGAAATCTCGTTGTTCATATACAACCCCGGCGTCATCGTGAATCCAACTCCGAGCGTTGCCCACTGCACCGTGTAGAGTTTGGAGGTGTTCTCGTCATCCGCGATGACACAGGAACGAGAATTTGAAACGACAACATCCCCGTCATAGTCTATGACCGGAATCTGAACCGTGTTGCCCATTGAGGCGAAAGCCCTCTCCCTCAGCACGGGCGAAATGATTGAATTCGCGGCGTTGGTCTGCTCGATGAAGAAATCGAGTGCACCATACTCGCACGGACGCGCCATATTCTTATCCAAAGCGGGATTTTCAACGCGCCAATTCTGCAATCGTGTAGCAATAAGTGACATAATTTTGAAAAATTAAAAGTTAATAAAAATTGTGCGGGTTGTCCCTTTGCCCGTGTGTTTGTCTTGTCTATCGTATAGGCAGCGTCTTGATGAACGCCGCGTTTTCCGTCCACGCCTGTTTCTTCTTCTCGTGGAACTCCGGCGAGGATGTCGCAAGCCCCTGCGACAACAGAGCCTTTGAAATCATGTCATCAGCCTCGGACTGCGTCCTCGCTCCGGAAAGGTCGATAACGCCGGATGCTCCGCCGTCCCCTCCCTCGTTTCCGGTCGTCCCCGCTCCGCTCGTCTTCTTTCCGGTTTCAAGCACTCCCATTGTCTTGAGTTCCCTCATAACAAGTTCGGTTGCGGTGTACGGGTTCAGATTGTTCTCCGGATTACGCATAACGGCTCCGTCCTGTCCCTTGAACACGAGGACTTTCCCGCCCTGTCCGTTGTCGATATATTCCGGCTGCATAGCGCGAACCGCCGCCTTTGCATTTCCGAGCAAAACGCGGGTCACAGCCTCCGGCAAGTCTGCCTTGAACTTGATTGCCCCCGATGCCTTTTCCAGTTCAGCATCAAGACGAACCCCGAACAATTCCTTTGCGTGCTCCGCCTTTGATGCGTCATATTTCGTTTTCAGTTCCGTGAAACTCTTTGTAACCGCCGCAAGGTCGGTCTGCGCCTGCTGCAACTTCTGCCGAGCCTCCGCGTCTGTTCCTCCGTCCGCGATGACTTTTTCAAGACGCGCCTTTTCCGCCGTCAGCGCGTCTATCTCGGTCTGCTTCGCCGCCGCGCTCTCCGCCTGCGTCCTCATTCCACCGATAACGCGCTTCGCGTAATCATACGTCTTCTCCGTTCCCTCTTTCGCCATTCCGGATGCCGCCAAAATGTCAGCGTCAAGCCCTCCGTATATCTCGCCTACCCTTTGGCCGATTACGGCTGCCTCGTCATTCCTCGACATTTCCGCTATCGCGTTAATCTGTTCGTCAGTCAGTGCGGCGGTTGCCGCGTTTGCCCTCAAAAGTTCGCTTGTAAGTGCCATAATTCTTTCCCTTTGAATTTGTTTTCGTTTGGTCGATTCACGCGGCTACTCGCCCTTTACGGTCAGTTTCACGATTGTTCCCGCCGCTGCATTCACGGCGCAAATCTCCGTCTTTGTCGCGCCGATGTTATAGCCAATAACCCTTGCCACACCGTTTGTTGTGGTCTTCAGTACCACGTCAAGAATGGTGTTGAGTTTAACGCACTGCGCAAGTTTCTGCTTCTGCGCGTCAGTCGCGTCCGCGATTCCTCCGGTAATCTCTATTACCAGGTCGTCCTGTTGTGCAATCTTTGCCATAATCGAAATTGTTTTAATGTTGTTTCACTTCTATCTCGCCCGTCTTCCGGTTCTTTCCGGTTCTGCCGGAATCACTCCCGCCGCTTTGAGTTCCGCAAGGATTTCGGCTTTCATCGCCGCCTTTTCCTCCTCCCTCTTTTCTGCCGCGTCCCTTTCAGCCCTCTCGTCCTGCGCCGCTCTCATCTGCGCAATTCTCACGGCCTGCTCTTTCTCCCATTCGGTCGGGTCGTGGAGCACCTCCATTTCATAACCCATTTTAAGCAACTGAACAGAGACGATTGCGCGGTACATCTTCGGGCCGAACTTCTGAATCGCCGGGCGCGAAATCTTCTGCCCCGTCTTCGGATTGTACTGCTTCACCTCAATCTTGACGTGATAGTATCGCTCCTCTCCTGCCGGAACCGCATAGTTTTCGGCGGTGATGTCCTCGATTGTCACGTTCTTTCCGTCTTTCGTCTTCATAAATTTGTTTTTTACTCGTTATTTACTTCTCGTGTCATGCACCTGCTCCCTCGCATACTGCTCGAACACTTCCTTTATTGCCGCTATCTTCCTGTCGAGCGGAATCGCGTCCCCAAATTCGAGGATGCTCGTGTTTTCCCTCTCAAATCTGCGTACAAAGTTAGAAAAATTTAACTTAATGCGTAATTCCGTGTCGTTTATCAAGCCCTTCGCCTGCAATTCCTGCAATTCTCCGAACGAAAGGTGCGAATACGGCTCCAATTCAGCAAGAATCTGCATTCGTCTCTTTGCGCTCGGATTGTTCCTATACTCCGTGTCGATTATCTGCTGCTGCAATGCGTCAAGTTCTCCCTCCGACGCTCCGGATTCCTTTGCCGTCTTGAACCTGTCCCGCAACTCCGTTGCAGTGGTCAGATAAAAGTCCGTGCCATAGTTCACCATTGAGGAAACGAAATAATCGCCGTAACGCAAACGGCAAATCGTGTCATCCACCCACTTCTGCGCTGCCTCAAATCCTTTCTTTATCCGGTTCAGTATCGTGGACTGGCTCTCGAAACTTGCGATAACCTGCTGCTCGTTGAACGCCTCGCGTGTCGTTATCTCCTCAACCTGCCCAACAACCGAGGTAATGATGTCCGAACGGAGCCGCTTTTCCTCCTCCACATTATAGTCGAGGCTGCTCCTGTCCACCGTCAGCATCTGCACCGGATTGCGCAAGTCGGGTTGATTCTCATCGTTGTTCGGCACTGGTATCTCAATGAACGAGCCGGGGCCGACTGTCCTCTTGTTTCCACATTTCGGGCAACGCTCCAAGATTCCGGCCGAATCCAACTTATACTGCCCCTGCCGATTTTTTATGAAGCCCCCGTCGCAATAGTCACCGTTTTCAGCATTTGACCAATCGCAACTCTGCTCATATCCGGAAAGTATCGGATAAGCCCCGTAAAGGTCGAGAATACGCTTTGATTCCGCAAAAAACAGAAACCAGTCCAATTTTTCAAGCTGTGAAGTCAGCGGGGAACACTTCACGTCCGGTTGGTTCAGGTCAATAGGCTCATTCCAAAAGAAACGCGCCGGACAAAAGCCCAGCCCGTGCGGATTCTCGAAAAGCGGCTCTCCCTCTATGTCGATTGTCGCGCCCCTCTTCAACGGCCACGCCCGATAAGTCTCATCATCAATCACGACAACGCGGTCTCGGTCACGGAACACTATCCAACGCATGACGCCCGTGTCGGGATCTGCATCATAAGCGACAATGCGGTCAATCGTAAGCCAATAGAAATAAGGCTCGGGAAATTCCGTTGTCTGCTCCGCCGGAACATCCACCACAAGCACCGAGTTTATTTCAGTCTTGAAATACTCCCACGCCTTTGTCTGCCATACCTGCGGTTCATGCAACCTGTTCGCCCTGTACTCCTCCCAATCGTTGCGGTAATCCGTGTTCACGAACTGCGAATCATTCACGGGGTTGCGCCCGTCAAATATCCTGCTCAACTTGTCAAAACAAACGCCCGTTATCTCGTTTGTTGCAACGGGATAACGGAACATTGTCTTGAATACCTTGAACTTGTCGTGTGGGAGAATATTCTGAACCCAATTCAGAAAGTCGGTCGCCTGCGAACACACGCACGGGGCGTTGAACGCGCTCACTCGTTTCTCGACGTGAAACTTAATCCTCTGTTGGTGCATCCTTGCCGCCAACAGATTCTGCGCGTTTCTTCCCTCGCGAACCTCTTTCCGGATTCTGTTTGTATCTAATCCCATTTTCGACAAATTCAAATTTTGAGTTTTCGGGGATATGCCACCCCGCCTTTGTCATACGCAACAGCCTTTCCGCGTGCGAAATCTCAAACTCCTGAGTAACGTCACCAACCGCCAACGTTACCGTTGTGGTCTTCGCTTTCATTACTTTTCCGCGTTTTCAAGTTCCGTCAGCGGGTTGAACTCCGGCGTGATGATTACGAGGTTGTCACTGTAGTTCTCCTCATAAGTCCACGAAATCGGGTTGTTGTCCTTTGCGTCATAGTTCCCGTGAAGCTTGCTGCCCACAAAGAATGAATGAATCGGAATCGGGTAATAAGTCGTCGCCGTGGTCTCGTCCTGTATTGCCTCGATGTTGCCCTTTTCGTCAAAAAGGAAAACTCCAAGGTTCTTTGCGTTGCTCTCACAGATAAGTGACTTCAACGCCTTTGCGACTGCCTGCGGAATCGCACGGAGCACTCCGGCAAACTGCACCGGATTCTCTCCGAGGACATCCGGAATCCCTCCGAGGTCATCGTTTCCACCGCTCGACTGACGGACATCTCCGCCGGAATCAGCCGGGGAATTGATGTAAGGGGTAACGACAATCTTTGTCCCGTCATTTGCACTCAACTTCGGCTCCCAGCTCTCAAGTTTCTTGATGCCCGCTGCGGTCGTGAACGAGTTGCGCTTTCCGTCTGCCTGCCTCAGCCTTGTAATCGCCACTTTCTGAATCTGCCCGAATGATTCGGAGCACGCAACGTTAGGCACGTTGGGAATTGCTTCCGCTGCCGGGCACTGACAAGTAATACTCATAATTCTTTAACGTTAAAAAGTTTATAAAATTGACTTCCGCGGCTTTCCCTTTGCCGTATCTGTCCGCAAATATAGTTATTTTCTTCAAAACTCGCGAATTTCGCGTTTTTATTCCAAATCCTATAAATAATATATCCGAACAAAGAAAACGCCGCAAATGGGCATTTATGCGCGTTATCCGCGAACACGCACCCCACGCGATGCCCTGCCGTATGGTTGCGCGTTCCCGTCCGCAATCTCCTTTTCCCATACCCCCACGAGCATATCCACCCCGTCATCATGCTCATTCGCGTCAAACTTTCGGAGAAAGTCCGTGATATGCCTGTAAAATTTCGGATAGGTATGCTCCCACCCAAAAGGCATTATAATCGCTTGATTCACGAAAGCCGCGCTCGTTATAATCCGCGATTCCTTGTTTGCCCCCTGATAGAATGGAACCGTAAGGGCGCGAATCTTCTTCTTTATCGTCTTTTCAAACTGCGAGCCTCCGTTATTGGATTCGACCCACACCTTTTCAGTTCCCTGCTCGTTTATCATCCGAGGCGTGGTCACGCTCGTAACCTCCGTGTCCGCATCCGTGAAGTCCACCGCCGTAATCAGCGCGTAAAGCAACGGCTCCCACCTGCGTTTGTTCTCATTCCACACCATTTCCTCACTCTTGTAGATGTCATAAGTAGCCGCCGCCAAATAGTCCGAACCGCTGTCTGCGACATCAATGTAGCATCCCTTTCGTATCGGCGTGCCCCAATCCGATTTATTTACCCAAGTCTTGAAAGGTTGGAACAACTTTCCGGAATCGTCACCCGGATTTCCTTGATAAAGGCACTGAAACTGGATTCCGTCAAGCCGCTTGCGCTCCAACAGATTCTCCCTTGAATGCCTTTCCGGCCATAACGCCGCCCCCGGCTCTCTCGGGTCTATCTCCGTGGGTTCTCCCGTCTTCAACGCCTCGAAGTTCACGACAACCCAAGTATTATCCGGCACGTTCTCCAACTCCTCCCAAGTAGTCGCGAATATATGTTTTTCCGTTTCGAGAATTTTCCCGATTACATCCTCCTTATTCCACCGCGTAAACACGATAAGTTGCTGCCCCCCGTTCCCCAAACGGGAAATGACGGTCGATGTGTACCACTCCCACACCGCAGCCCGCACAACAGGCGAACTCCCCTCCTTATAGTCCTTATACAAGTCATCAAGAATGACGCAATCAACCGCCCTCGATGTAAGCGCTCCCCCTCGTCCCACAACATAGAAACTGCCCGAATGGTCTATAAACTCGATAAGGTCGGTATTCCTCACATAACTTCCGCTGTTCACCCCGTTCATCCCGTTCAGATACGTCTTCGGAAAAACCCTTTGATATTCCTCGCTGTCTATAATCTTCTGCACGTCCCTATTGAACCCGTTAGCAATGGTTGCAGCGTATGACGCAAGGGCAATCTTCATATCCGGATTCAACCCCGCCATAAATGCAGGCAAGAAACGAGACGAGCCTTGCGATTTGCCACTTTGGGGCGGCGCTTGTATTATAAGCCGCCTAATCCTCCCGTGCGCGAACCTGTCAAGTATCTCATAATATGCACGATGAAAGGGCGTGGCGCAAAACTTCGGCTCAACATATTGTGCAAACCATATCATTCTGCGCCTCGCCCCCTCTATCTTGAAGTCCTCGACACGGATATTTGAAACATCAACCATAATTATTCCTTTTTGTTCAGCTCATCCAAAACCTGCCCCAACAACTCATCCGGAACTTTCGCAAGCGACACCTGCGATTCGCTCTCCGTCTTGACTTTCCCGTCTATCTGCGTACTGAGGCGGTTCTTCCACTTCTCCGGGCAAAGGTTACACAGGGCGAAAATCAGCGCGGGCGTGTCAGGCACGACTTTCTTCTTCTTCACAATCTGCTTCTTGATTATCGGGTTTCCCTCATTGTCCGAGGTATATTCCGTTTCCTTTTCCTCATACTCGAAGCCTGTTGCCCTGCGATACAGCGATGATTCCAACTCGGCAACCAAGGTCGAGCGGTATTCCTCCTTTGCCGTCTTAACCAAGTCGGCAAATTTCTCGTCAGTCCTTATCCAACGATAAAAGGCATTCCTGCCAACTCCTGCACTCGTGAACGCCTGTTTGTCCGTCATTCCCTGTTTCAGACCATCAAATATAATCGCCTTAATTTCCGGCGTGCATTTACACTTTGCCATCACCCTGCCTTTTGATTATTTTTCTGCGCCTCGCACTCTATATTCCTCGAACTTCTCGAAACGTGTTCTCCTTTATACATTCCTGCCCCCATTTCGTCAATCCTCGAAAATGGAATCTCCGGAACATTAAGGCGATTGCGCCACTTCTTGTCAATGAAATAAATATACCTTAATTGATACCCCGCCAGAATCTTACCACCCACATACTCGACATATTTAGAGAAATTATTGCCCCCCCCTGTTATATCTGCGTAACATTTGCCGCCTAACTCCTTACGCGGTTGCAATCGGCTTGATTCAAGGGTCATTTTATGAATTTTCTCCCCATTAGGCAAAAGGCAAAGATTCTTGTTCTCGCGAATATCCGTGAGAATAAAATTACTTGCCCGATATATCGTGCCGTCACCACAGCTGCAACCATCAGCAAACGAAATCACCCATTTAACTTGCGGGGCTTGCTTGCTTATCATCCGCAATGTCGCCCCGATGCAATAACTTTCGGAATTGCGCGGCAAATAATCGTCAAAAGCCATTCTGTTCAGTTCAAGAAAACTATCCCAACGCGAACCCTCAACAAGTCCGAGCATCTTTGATTTATCCATCGAGGGGCCGAAACTCAAAACGCCATGTAAGCCACCGTCAAGAAAAGCCCCGAAATGGAGGCAAGAATTTGGAACAACCTTACCCGAATAATGCCATTTTTTGACAAAGTCGTTCGCAATCTTCGCGGGCAAAACTTTAATAATTATTTCCTTGCATCTTCCCATTGTCTTACTATTTCAGATATTGCATTACCATTCATATTCTTGTTACCGAATGTCTCCGCTTTCTTGTAATCCTCGGAATCCTTAACTTTCCTTATTGCGGCTTTTACAAGTTCAGCCTGTTCATTTGATAGAGTAAATGTGACTTGGCAAAATGGGGATTTTTCTCCGGATTTGATACTGAATGAATCACCGAAATTATCCGGTGAAATGTCATTATCATCCCAGTTAGATAGTTCAACGCCCCAGCCTTTCAGCGCGGAATCATCCCACTTGCGCAACTTTTCCTTGTCCCAAATTCCATTATGGGTATTGTCGCGAATCATTATCTCTTTCTCTCGCTCCTCCGTCAGTCCGTGCAGCAAGATTGTCGGCACCTCAACCAAGCCCAACTCCCGCGCCGCCTCGCTCCTCTGTTTCCCTCCGATTATCATAAGCCGCCCCGTCCTGTCACTCAACAGGATAGGGCGTGCCTCGAAGAAATCCGGATTTGCCTTAATGCTCCTTGCCAAATCCTTGATACCCTCTTTCGTGGACGTCCTCGGATTGTCCGGATTCACCACCAAGTCCGAAAGTTTACGATATACAATTTCCATATCAATCTATTTTCTGAATCCACGCGAAACGAACACCGAAACCGACAAAGGCAAGCCGAACCTCGACATCCACATACCTGTCACCGCCCGAATCTATCAAGTCAAGCCCCACCCCGAATTGATAGGACTTGTATTTCAGATATTCGCGCCCGAAAAGGAACACACCGAACCTCGAACCGCTCAAGCCGAAATAAATCGCGTGCTTCTCCGGAATCCTCCTTAACTGCCCTATATCGTAAGTCTTCCCAGTCTTCACGTCAGTATATCCCAACGCATCATCAGCGACTGCCTTGATTGTCTTCCCGAACGTGTCACATTTCGGGTCGATTACTTTATACTTCCTTGCTTCCATCCTCATTCTTAATTTTTCTTTTAATCAGCCGCCAACTTGCCTCATCAACGTGGCAAACCTGCGGATATTCAATTATATCATCTTTCGTATATACAAGGTTGAATATACCGAGTTGTCCCTTTGTCGGCATCTCAACAACCCTGCGGGGATTACGCATAAGCCACCCGTAACCTTTCCGAGGGCGCTGCCCCTCCGGTATTCCGGTGTTTTCCCAGTCCTCATCCGTGAACTCCTCCAAAGGCTTAACCCCGTACAACTCCACGAAACCGAGCGTTACACCGGATTGACGCCCCGGAATTTGCGGAACATTCGAGGAACACACAAGCACCTCGCCCCGATAGTTCGTCTTCTGCCCCCGTACCTCTATGGACTTGACGGCGTGGATGTTCCCCTCATCATCCCTATAAGCCGCCGTAACAAGCATATCGGCATAAGGCTGTTTAACGCACAACGCACGGAATCTGTCGTGCTTCTCGGGGTCATATTCGCTGTTCTTGTACTGCATATCTTTCCACTCTCAAGCCCGTGGCAATTCTACCACGGGCAAAGTTAGCAATTATTTACATACCGAACGGCATATCATCCTCGTCATCTTTCGCCGTATATGGACGCTCCGGCTCTGGTGCAGGTGCTCCTGCCCCCTGCTTGCTTCCGAGCAACTCCATATTCTCGACAACAATTTCAGTGACATACCGCTTCTGTCCCTGTCCGTCAGTGTAGTCGCGGGTCTGAATCTTTCCCTCGATGAGCAACGGAGTACCTTTCTTGACATACTGCTGCGCAACGGACGCAAGCCCCGTTCTCTTTATCACAATGTTGTGCCAGTCCGTGTGCTCCGGAATCTCCTTGCCGTCCTTTGTCTTGTAGCCTCTTTCTGTCGTGGCAAGACTGAACTGCGCCACCTTTCCACCCTCCGGAAAGTCCGTAATTTTCGGGTCTGCCCCGCAATTTCCTTTCAAAATAACCTTGTTCATAATTCCTTTATTTTTGTGTTTGTTAATCAAATTTAACCCCGTCCAACAGATACTCCCTCTTGCTGCTCCACCCGGCATTCGCGTTGAGGCTCTTGCGGTCTTCGTCTTTCACGAACTCCACATAATACCCGCCGTGTATTCCGGGGCGCAATATCCGCACCAACTTGCCAAGGAAGAAACGCCGGAACTCCGCGTAACTGCTCCGCTCGTTCATTGCAACAACCCGCTTGACATAGCCGTCAGATGCTGCCGCTCTCGGCTCTCGTCCCTGCCTGCGGAAACTCACGTTTTGGAAATCCTTTCGGATTGACTTCCGGCTCATTTCCAAGTAGTCATATCTTTTCGGTTCTTTCGTTCTCATTGATAATCCCTTTTCAGTTCCTCAATCAAAGCCACATTCGCCGCATATATCCTCATACTCTCGCGTGTAGTCGCGTGCTCCCAACTTTCGTGATGACGGAAACAGAGTATATTGATATTTCTCGGGTCGTGCGCCATTTCCGGATGCGCCCCCCTTGACAGGACGTGCGAACAATAAGCCGCGCTGTATTCCGGCAAATCACGCATACACTCCTCGCAACGATGCGGCTTGTGCTCCCATACCCAACGGAAAAAACGGGCGTTCGCCGCCGCTATGTTCTCGCCGCGTCCAAACACGCAACGCCCGAACTTTTCCCGCTGCAACTCGATGCGCAACCCCATTTCCATACGAAAGTGCCGCGTATCAATCAAAGGCTCGTAACCCCTCGAAACGGCATAATCATACTCGCTGCGCTCGGTTATAAAATATGGTTCAACCGTCATTCGTCCCCGAACAATGAAAGTTGTGTCGTCTTGCCCAAAAACAGATAGGCGTAAACTTCATGCTCTATCTGGTAAGTTATTTCGTCCAACTGCTGCTCGAATCCGAATTTCGTCAGCGTGGTCTTTATCCTCGGAGTGTTCACCGCACTTTTCAGCCTGTTGGCAGAAAGGAACTCGGACATTATGATTACCCCGAAGTTGTCCCCCGTTCCGGAAAACGCAACTCCTCTGACATCTATATTGCCCAACAATTCCTCGGCAAACGCACGCGCCTTGTCCTCAAACTCCGGGGCAAATGTCCTGCTGCCCGGCTCAACCTCCAACAGCGAAAGAAACGAGGTTACTCCGAACACACGCGCCACTATCGAGCGCAATTCCCTGAACAATCCGAGCAAGTCCGGATGCACGTCCTTTCCGTTCTCGACGTGGTAATTGTTCACATACTTGCTCCCGTCAATGGTTTCAGTAACCTCATACTGCACCTCAAGCCCCCCTGTCTTCCCTAACTTTACCTTTGTGAGCGAAAAACTCTTCTCGCTCGGAACTGCCATTGTTGCAGCCTTTCTGTTCTCTTCCATAATTCTATGATTCTTTATTTGGTTTAATGGGTTTTATCGAAGAATCTTTTGGGACAAGGCATTTGAACCCAAGCCCCACAAGCGTTCGGACATCCTCCATTATCTTGATGTCATGCTCGGGGGCGTTCTGCTCTTTCATACCCCCGATAAACTCATCCATCGCCTTAACTGCGATACTCGGATGATAGTTGAAATTCACTGGCTTCTCTTTCTTCATATTTTCAAAGTTTAGAAATTGTCTTCTGCCAACAGGGACGCGAAAGCCGCCGCGGTTGGCGTTATTTTCGCCAAATTTTCGATTTGCGGCTCTTTCTTTTCGTCTCCGTGCAATTTATCATCCGGAACATTATCTCGCGAAACAGGGGCATTTCTGGCTTTTTTCGCGCAATCGGAGCATTTCGCCCCGTTTTCCTCCGGATATTCCTTGACTTCAAGCGCAACAAGCCCCATATCCACGAGCAACGGCAAGCAACGCACAACCGCCCTCACATCACATATTGCATCGTGTGCCGGAAAACTCTCACCCGGAAAGCAACGCGAATACAGCTCAGTAAGGTTCGGGAACTTCAACGCCCCGTTCTGTCTCCTCGCGTCCACCCACTTCATAGACGCACGCATCGTGTCAATCCTCTTGCCCTTGTGCAGCGCGTCCTTCGCTCCGAGTTCCTCATAAAGCCCGTAACGCATCAGTTCAGACTTAATCATCGAAACATCAAAGTAAATGTTATGTCCGCATATCAGACGAGCCTCCGCGCAATCCTCCATAAATTTGAGGACTACCTGCCCGAACGGCTCGCCCTCCACATAAGCCCTCTGCGTGGTTATCCCGTGCAGTTCCGAAAGTTTCGCCGGAATCTCCCACCCGTCCGGATAGATAATGTGGTTCTCCTCCCGTCCGTTGTATATCCACGATAATTGACAGATGCGGGGGAAAGCCATATAATCCGCTGCCCAGTCCGCACCCTTTGCAGGAAGTCCGGTCGTCTCCGTGTCAAAGAATAGAATATCGTTATAATTTGCCATAGTTACAATGTTTGTGGGTCTTCGACATATAGGTTGAGTTCTTCTGCCGCGAATTGCCTCACGCACTCGATATGCTCAATCAGTTCGGCGTTGTCGAGTTCCTTTATCTCGCGCAACTTCGAGGAATATTCCCCCGTCACGGCATTCACCACCTCATCCCAACAAATCGGGGAAAGATACCGCAGATATTCCTCGGTCTGCTGCTCGGTCTTCCTTTCCCCTGTCTCCCACAACCCCTGCCGGATTGTCGGCACCACATAGTGAAAATAATAACCTTTCAACGCCTCGGAACTCTTGCGAGGTGCAATGACAAAGCGAGCCACGACCCTGTTTCCCTTTCGCTCCGCAAAGAATGCGTTTACCGCCTCCATAGGCATATATAAACGCCCGTCCTCTTTGATAATACCCGATGTCGATATTTCCCGCGTTCTCATATCAGTTCCCGTTTTCCGTTGCCGCCAATTCTTTCAGTTTCCTCAAATCAGGATTCGCGTCACAGATAATCTTCTCAATCGTCCTGTCATACGCAAGCATACCGAGTTGCCGGATATATTCACGGATAGCCGCCTTGTGCTCTGACTGCTTATTCAAGACTTTCGCAAATTCTACCACGAATTTTCCGGTATCATCAAGCAAGCCCAATTCCAGCACCCTGTCAATAGTAGGGCGGTTCTCCGCGACTTTCTTCCCCTGCTCCTTTGCTTTCTCCACAAGCGAAAGGACGGTCATCCGCGCCTCTTTCTGCTCGTTTATGCAGTCAGTCATAATCTCCACGAAATCCGACATCATCAGCACATCCGCGACTGTCTTGTTTACCAAAATTTCCGGATAGCGGAAATCGTGCGAACGCAAGCGGCGTGCGTATTCCTGTGCCGCGTTCTCTTTCGTTGTCTTCTTCCTTTTCATCGCTACATCTTTATAACATCTATTATCTCCTCAATATCCCGTATTCGCGCTTCACTTTCTCAACAGCCTCCTTGCGCGATTTTGCCGTAACCCATACCTTCGCAAGGTCATCGCCCTTTGGCTTATAATATATCATCCATTTCATAATGTTCAAGAATTAAAAGCCCGAACACAAGCCCCGCGCCTACGCCTTACTGCCCCACGGAGCCGTGTCCGGGCTTGATTGTTACTCTTCCTTTTCCGTGTATTCCTCAATCATCATCTCCGTCTGTCCCCTCTGCACCTGCTCGATGAATCCCTGGAATCCGTACTTCTTCGCGATTGCGACAATGCTCTCCAGCCTCTTCTCTCCGAGCGATTCACCGCGTGCGATTCTGAATACCTTTACTTTCGGGTTGCTTGCTATCACGAGGCGCGTTGCAGTCTCCATTATCTGCGAATCCGAAACCTTACCCGGAACGAACGGCACCCCGTTGAGTTCAAGCCCGTCCTCCGTGAATGTCAGTCCCTCGATAGGCAGTTCCGAACTTACAATAAGTTTCGCCCTCTCATCCGCACTCTTGATTATTGCAGCCTCGATTGCCTCCTGCTTCTTCTGTACCTCAGCAAGGCTCTCCTTTTTAGAAAGGAAGTCACGGACAACTGCGTTCTTCCGGTTATGCTCTGTAACGTTCGCCAACTTTTCAACGAGTGCCAAGTTATTCACGCTCACAGCCTCATAGTCTTTCAGCCACTTCTCCGCGTTCTCTTTCCTCGCCTCGAAGTCCTTGCGCTCCTCCTCAATATGGGCAATCTCTTTCGCGTGTGCCTGCTCCCACGCCTCACGTTCTGCCTTTGCATCCGCAACCGCCTTGTCATAGGCAGCCTTTGCCGCCGCCACAGATTCCTCGATTTGCGCCTTTTTCTGCGTGAATGTGTCGTCCGCTTCTCTCATCCTTGCCGGAATCTCTTTCAACTGCGCCGTCCTCTGCTCCAACGCCGCACGCACCGTCTTTGCCTTTTCTTCAAGACGAACCGCCGCTGCCTGCTGCGCCATAAGTTCAGTAACATCCACAGCCTCCGAATACTTCTCCACGTCCCCCGGCTCCAACAGCTCGGATGCGTTCTTCACGACCGCCTCCATTGTCTTGCAGTCCCTGTTCAGTCCGAGACGTTCCGTTTTCATCCTCGCAACATCCGCGTCAAGTTGCTCAATCCTTTCACGCACCTCTTCCGGCAAAAGGTTCTTCACGACCGCGATTTGCTTCCTCCGTCCCTCTGCCGTCTCCGACCACCGCGAAAATTCCACAGCGTCAAAGTCTTGATACCCGAAGATTTTTTGCAACATCGTCACATTATTTGTCTGCATTCCCGTTGTCTTCTGCTTGATTGTAAGCGTTCCGCGTGGATTATTCGCCGTGAACGACAGGGAAACATCGAACTCCTCTCCGTCATCCCCGACAACCATTTTCGCGAATCCCTTTGTCTCGCCTTGCTTCAATACTTCATCGCGCTCCCCCGTAAGTAGTGCCCCAATCGCTTTCAACAGAGTGGACTTGCCCAGCTCGTTGTCACCTGTGATAAAATAGATGTTTCCGTCAAACTCCGCGCGGAAATCCTTAATGATTTGGAAGTTTAATAACTCCAGTTTCTTGATATACATATCGTATCGCTTTAGTTAATACTTACCGGAATATTCCGGATTTGTGGGAATGGTCTGAATCGAACAGACAAGTAATGACCGAGGCTTTCACACGAGGACTAAACGCGCATCCTTTGTCCGTGCTTATTTGTTTCCATTACTCATTACCTAATCATTCCCGTTTCCCCGTCTTTCCGGGGTGTCATTGTCTGTATCTTACAAAATATATGAGGACTTCACAGCCATCATTATTCACATTCTTCCAGTTGCCCATTCATCAGCATATACCAAGTATCTGCCTTTACCTTTTCTCCGTCCACCCTAAACGCCTGAATATCCTTTATCGGATAACCCACGCCATCCCATTCCCCGCGTTCGGCAAGGACAATCCACGTTCCCAGTGCTCCACGCGCTTTGCTGTTCTTGCCCACGCTCATAGCAATAGAGTGCTTTCCTAATGTTTCTGCCGCGCCATAATTGCCCGTGTTGGATGCCGCGCCATAATTGCCCGTGTTGGATGCCGCGCCCTTGTAGCCCGTGTTGGATGCCGCGCCATAATTGCCCGTGTTGGATGCCGCGCCCTTGTCGCCCGTGTTGGATGCCGCGCCCTTGTCGCCCGTGTTGGATGCCGCGCCCTTGTAGCCCGTGTTGGATGCCGCGCCATAATTGCCCGTGTTGGATGCCGCGCCATTGAAGCCCGTGTTGGATGCCGCGCCCTTGTCGCCCGTGTTGGATGCCGCGCCCTTGAAGCCCGTGTTGGATGCCGCGCCATAATTGCCCGTGTTGGATGCCGCGCCCTTGAAGCCCGTGTTGAATGCCGCGCCATTGTCGCCCGTGTTGGATGCCGCGCCCTTGTCGCCCGTGTTGGATGCCGCGCCCTTGTAGCCCGTGTTGGATGCCGCGCCATAATTGCCCGTGTTGGATGCCGCGCCATTGAAGCCCGT